GCTCGCGCTGTAGGTGCCCTTGACCGTCAGCGACCGGCCATCCTTGCCGTCTTTGCCGTTCTCCCCCGGAGCGGCCAGACAGACCCAACCATCGCCGCCCGGCACGGCGGCGGTATTGCAATCCGCTTGGTAGAGGCCACCGTCATGGGTCACCACGTCGCTCTCATACCAGACGCCTTCCTTCCAGCGCCTGACCTTCGGCAGTTTGCCGTCCGCGCCACGCTCGCCCCTCTCCCCCCTTTCACCCGTCACACCCGTCACACCCGTCACACCGTCCTTGCCGGGATCGCCTTTCATGCCACGAAGGCCCTGAAGGCCCATCACGCCACGTGAGCCGGGCTTGCCGTCCCGGCCAGCCATCCCCGGTATGCCGGGTTCGCCGCGCTCACCCCGTTCACCGGGCTTGCCTTCGAGGCCGATCTCACCACGGTCGCCCTTGACCGACAGCCCTGGTATGCCGGGTTCACCACGCTCACCGCGTTCACCGCGCTCGCCGGGCTTGCCGTCCGCTCCGCTCTTGCCTTCAGGCCCCATCACGGTACGCCCGTCCTTGCCGTCCAGGCCCGGCACACCGTCCTGGCCGCGCTCGCCGCGAGGGCCGATCAGACCCGCCGCCCCATCCTTGCCATGGACCCCATCCTTGCCGGGCTTGCCTTCGAGGCCCCGGAGACCTTGTAAGCCAATGGCCCCTCGCGCACCGGCTGGCCCTGCCTTGCCATCGACGCCGTTCCTGCCATCGACGCCATTTTTTCCGGGTGGCCCCGGTTCACCGCGTACCCCGTCTGCCCCGTCTGCCCCGTCTTTCCCCGGAGCGCCGTCTTTACCATCATGTCCATCTTTGCCGTCCTTCAGCGTTGCGAGCTTGTCCAGCAACTGCTTTTGCAGGCTGGCGAAGCCCTCTTCCAATTTCACGAACCGAAGCTCCAGCATCATGTGCTGGTTCTTCGCCTCGGCGATTGCGTTGTTGATCTTTAAGTGCGTTTCCCGTTCGATGCGACCGGCGACCGCACCCAACTCAGCAGCGAGCATCTCAAATGGAGACGTTGCTCGCGTGGGAAGCGACGAAAGATCGCCGGATGTGTTCGAGTTCATCGGCATCTGTCACGCCCTTGTTTGCTTTAGGTTCAGGGGCCTGTGAAGCAGCCGCTGGCGGCGAGGCTGGCGCGGGTGGCGCTGGCGGGGCCGCAGGGATCGCATTCGCCGCCGATAGCGGCACAACTTGCTGCTGAACACGAGGTTCGTCACCGGCTTCAACTTCCGGCATTTCAAATTCTGCACGTGCTTCGTTCGGGGAAAAGATGCCACCTTGTACACCACGGGTGTAGCCCTCAACGCGCTGAACAAATGCGGAGCGCAGGAGCGCTCTGGTGTCGAACTCGACATACTCGTCAGGCTGTCCTCCGAGATTAAAGAAATTGCCGATGCACTCCTCGACGTGGTTGAGGCAGAAGCCAAGGCCGGAAGCGATCCATTGCTGCATCAGAATTTCGGTTGACGATGCCGTTGCCCCGCCCATACCAAGGATCGCCAGCGGAATGCGAAACGCCAATGCAATGCGCTGATCGTTCAACTTTAGGATATCGATAAGCTGCATGTCCTCTGCCGATATCGTCGGCATCGCTACCGGCTTCAGTCCCTGTGTAAGGATCGGTGTCCCGCCGGTACCAAGTCCCTTGGATTGCTCATCCCAGCGCTGCCGCACTTGATCAACCTGTTCCTTGGTCAGCAACATATCTGTGGCCAGCACCGCTCCCGGCATCGCCTGATTGTTGTAAAACTGAATCGTTTGTTGCGCCGCCGCATCTGTCAGCGCCATCTCACGAACGAGAGCCACTAGCGGACTTTGGCCAATCAGGACGTTGCGAGCCATGTTGACGTTCAGCTTGATGTGCAGAACGTCGCGAGACGGAATGAAAAGCTGATCGCCGTACAGCTTATCAATAATGATATTGCCGCCGGTCTGATAAATAACCTCGCCGGTTTCCGCAACCATAGGCATGGTGTAACGGGAATCCAGCAAGTGCAACGAGGAGACTTCAAACCGACTGTTGCGCTGCGCCAGTGCGTAAGCATTCCCGGTCAGATAGAGCGACCGGACCGCATTGAGCATGAAGTCAGAGATCGACTGATAGTCGTTAGGCTGGCGAAGAATCCGATGGAGGTCTGACGTGACAACACGAGTACGGCCACCCTTGCCGTCCGCCAACCAATGATCGCCGGGGCACATCGCCACCGTTTGCGAATACGCAGAGACACACGCCTCCACCAACGAAGAGGGCGAGAACGCCTCGATGTTGTAACCTAGCTGCCACCAGTTCCACTTGTCGCCGACGTTGGCCGGAAGCCAGCCGCCCGTCACCGGCAACAGCCACGGTCCCGGTCGCGACTGACCTTCCGTGGCTTTGCCGATAAACGAGTTGGCTACCTTCGTAAGCCAATTGGCCATTAGGCGTTGTGGGCAGGCCGGGATGCGCGGGTCTTGTATTGACCGGACTTGCCGCTCTCCATCTGCTTGGCACCGACATAGGCCGAGTCTTCCGGCTGCTTGTAGTGCTTGGCAGCGGCGACGGCCTCTTCCGGCGTGTTACCCTGCGGCGGTGAGCCGTCGTATTCGTGCGTGTCGGTGTGGATGCCAGCCGAAGCGAGATCGTTCTCCTCCTGCGTCGGCGTTGGCTTCGACTTGTTCTGCCGCTCCATCACCTCAGCGTTTCGGCTCTCCTTCTCGGCCTGAGCTTCCTTCACCTCGGCCTCGGCGTCCTTGGCTTGCTTGTCGCGGGCTTCCTTGGCCCTCTTGTTTGCCTCAAGTGCATGCTGGTCTTGATGTTGCACGTCAGCCATAACGATCTCCTTCTGTGGTTTAAGTTTACGACTTCGCTGCTTCCGTGGGCTGTGATTTCATCGCTGCCGTGAACGTGAACGTCAGCGTATTGCTGACCTTGTCGCCGTTGCGAACGCTGACCGGAACCGTGTCCGGGCCATGCCATACGCTCATATCGACGCCGGTCGATAGCCTGCCGTCACTCTCCAGAGTCGTTGGTTCGTCGTGACCGGCGAACACGATGATGCTGGAGGCCAAGAAACCGGTACCAGTCAGATTGACCCGGAAGTTCGGGCCACCCAACACGGCACTATTCGGGCTAACCGAACTGAGGACCGGCGCGACGGACGGCGGCGGTAACTCAGGAAGATCGGGCCGATCCGGTTTACCGTGCGTATTCTGCAACGGTGTGCCGTCCCACTCGTGAACCTCGACATGCACCCCAGCCGCAGCAAGGTCGTTCTCTTCCTGCGTTGGTGTTGGCCGTGGCACCGCCTCGACAGGCTCCGGGGCCTTCGGCTTAAACGCTGCTGTGCTGGTGGGCTTCACGGCGGCCATGGGCTTGGTTCCTTCGTTCTTGAAATTAGGGGGCACCGAGTACCAGTACGATGCCCCCTCTCGGGTATTAGTTCCAAGTCATCGCTGTAGTCCACACCACCGAACCCGTCCGACGCATGGCCCAGTTGAGGTCCATGATCATGCGGATACCGAGCGTGTCGGTCTGCCACAACGAACGAGTCGGCGCGGCAACCGTAGGCGGCGTACCAACCGTCGAGATTTGCAGCGGGTTGGTGTCTTCCATGTGGAGGACCGCCTGATCGCTGACATCGAACCTCGGCGTATCACCGGTCGCAGTGATGAAGTCCGAAGCATCGATCAAGAACATCGTGTCAACCGGACACGTCGAGGACTGGATCAGCGAGTAACCCAGCAGGGTACCGCCCGCGATGTCGTCCATGAACGGGAAGTCACCGCCAGCGGCTGCTTGGGTCAATGAAACCGCCAGCGCATCGCCGGGGTTCATAATCCAAGTTGGAGCACGAAGGTTGCCCCTCGTGTTGGTGATCAGTGCTGAAGTCAGACCCTTCAGGTCACCGATCACTGCGGCAATGCCCGAACCAGCCGTCGCCGTAATGGCTGCAACGCCGTTCTTCAGACCGGCAGGCCGCGTTGTCGTTGCCGGGTTGGCGTCGAGCAACACGGTGTCGATAGCAACCGCCGTATCTTCCAAGATCGCCTGACGCACGATGCCCTCGATGGAAGGCGTCGAGTGTTCGGTGATTTCGCGAGTCAGCGTCGTGATCACACCCATTTTCTTTGGGGTCAGCGTGATTGCCGTGAATGCGCCCTGACGCACCGGGATAGCAGCACCCTGCGCGAAGAACGAACCGGCGATTGTCGTTGACGTATTGCGCGACGGCAGCGAGATGGTGCCGTTGCGACCGAACGTAAACGAACCGCCCTTGGCAGCAAGCTTCGGATAGATCGACAGCGGCAACAGCGCCGCGATGAACTCCCCGATGACAGTCTGCACCAACTCGACGGCCCACGTGGAAGTGACCGAGTCGGCTGGAACCGATGCCGCCTTGGACACCATAGAGCCTAAGATCGTGCGGGTGAGTTCAGTCTGTTCGCCCTCGCCATAGGTTGACCGGAGCACGTCAATCATCGTGCGCTGGCCCTTCTCCTCGTGGTGCTTAAGGGCCACAACAATGGCCCGGCAGAGATGGTCGATAGGCTGCACCTTCTTGGCCGGGAACGCGAACGGGCGAGCGGGAACAAGGGCCTGCCCGTTGCCGTTAGCCTTCGCCTCGACGTTCGCCTTGACGGTGGTCGCAACCAGCTTCGTCTCAGCGTTCTTGAGTGCGTCGAGCGATGCCTGCTGCTTGTCGATCTTGTCGGTAAGCTCCTTCGTGATCGTCAGAGCCTCGTCGGTGGGATTCTCGTCGTCCACATTCTTCATGTGGGTGTCGAGTTCATCCTTGTACCGAACCAAACGCTGTTCGGTCTCTTGGATGCGTTGGGAGATAGGAACCATCTGTATGGTCCTTTTATGGGTCTTGCTCGTTTCGGCTGGCTTGCCGTTTGATCCGTGAGACTTTGTCACCTGTCCCTGTACGCCTTGCTTGGCGAAGACAAGTTCTATGGTCTCATCGGAAACCTTGAGCGATTTGGCAACCGCCAAGGCATTCGGATTGGCTGGCACCGATACCAATGAGGTCTCGACCAGCAATTGTTTCTTGTAGACGTTGCCCATCTGCCCGGACTTGCGCGGGCCGCTTTCGAGCGGCATGAAGCCAACGCTGACCGCTTGCAGGATACGGGCTTTCACCAGCGCCCTGATCTCATCGATCCGGGGCGATGTCCCCTCAGGGGCTAATTCTAGGTGGCCGCGCAAACCGCCTTCGCGCACACCCAAGTTCTTCCAGCGACCAATAGGGAAATCGGAATTGTGATTGAACAATGCGATAGGGTTTTTCTTGAAGTCAGTAAGGTCCCAACCGTCCGAGTCTACGATGTCGCCGTATCGATCAACACTCGCATCCGACAGGACATACTCGTTGTCGATAACCTCGTTCTCGTGGGACTTGCGGATCACGGCCATCTTTATGTCCTCGCGTTAATCGCCAGCCTCATCGCCTTCATCCCATAACAGCAAACAAATATCTCTTGCCTCGTCTTCGTCGTCGGCATCGCCGCTAGAGGTCATATCGTCAACGCACTGATCAATAAAAATGCGCTTGTCGCTGGCGTCACTCTTGTTTGCCTTGCCCAGCTTCCGCTTGGCCTGGAGCAAGATACGCTGCTTTTCAATGGCTGAGTAGGGCATCGCGTCCTCCTTCTTGACCTCGGCGGGCTTCTGCTTGGCTGGCGGCTCCTCGTCAATAAAGGACATCCAGTCCATGTCGTCATCGTAGAACCGGCTGTTATTTCCCATGGGGCACCATCGTTATTGCGTAATACGGTTCGCCGACATCCTCATCGTCGGTCACCTTCTTAATCTGAGCTATATCAAACTTGTCACCCATCTTCAGGACAACCTCGGCTTCGTTGTCGGAGCCAGCTAACTCAGCAAGCTC